GCTCCAACCACCCGGCCGGCACGCCGGCGATGCCAAGCACGGCCAGCGCGGTCGCCTCGAGGCGCGTCGCGGCCAGTGCCGGCATCCAGGGCTCGACGCCGAACTGCACGGCCAGGGGTGTCAGCACTTTCACGACGTAGGCGCGGTGCTTGGCCTCGAACCGCTCGGCCCAGGCGGCGAACTTCGGCCCTTCGGCGTCCGCGGCGGCGGGCCGCTCCAGCTCGCGGAGTTCGGCGTGCGCGATCCGGTCGACCGCGTCGGCGAGGAGCGGGGCGGGAATGGCGCCCGCGGCGGGGTCGTCCGGCGCATCGGGTGGCGCGGGCTCCGCTGGCGCGGGCGCGACGTCGCTCGCTCGGCGCTGCGGGTTGTTCGGCGCGGCGCCGGTGGGCGTCGCCTGGTACTGGTCCCCGCCGGGATCTGTGCGGGGGTTGCGGTTGAGGATGGCGCGCCCTTCGTTCGGGGAGAGCAGCCCCTGCTGCCGCTCGATCGCGATCGCCTGCACGACGGACAGGAGGTCGCCACGCAGGAGCTCGTTGTAGTCGAACGCGATGAAGTACTCGTCCTGCTCGTCCTCGTCGAGGAGGTCGCGCATCATCGCCTGCTCAATGCGGTCACCGACCGGCTTGGCGCAGAAGGTCACGAAGGCGCTCTTGATCTGCTCGATGTTCGTGCCCCACGTCGTCCGGTCGTCGACGCCCACCATGAAGCCCGGCACGTTCCCGAAGAACCGACAGATCTCCTTGATCTGGAAGTTGCGCGGGTCGATCAGGAACCCGGACTCCGAGAGGCTCGGCAGGACCTCGTACTTCACGCCGCCCTCGGCGAGGAGTAGGCTGCCACGGTTCACCCAGCCGGCGACGTTCTCCTTGTAGATCCGGTGGACCTCCGAGCGCGTGACGGGGTCCAGCTTCGCGGGATGGGTCGCCATCACGCGCCCGGAACCGTCGTTCTGCAGCCAGCGCGCACTGAACCGCTCAGCCGCGGCGGCGACGGCGATCGCCTCGCGCGCCAGGCTGGTCCGCGCCAACCCTGTCACGGCGTCGTCGCTGGCGTCCCTCACGTGCAGTATGTCGTCCTGGGAGCGCGTGTACGCCATGCCCGTGGGGGGCGTGATGCGATAGCGCAACCGGGTGTTCTCGAGTTGCTCGACCTTGACCCGGTCGGGATGCCGCGGCAGAAGCTGCAGCCCGGCCACGTCCTTCTCCGCGTAGGCATTGCCCCGGAGGAAGAGGTTGCGCACCAGGCCTTCGACGAACTCGAACCGCGTCTGCCAGCCGTTGGGCCGGCGCGCCACGATCGGGTAGAGCGGGTGATCGAGCGCCTTCTCTTTCCCGCCGTTCGCCAGGCGCCGAAAAAGGCCGAGCGGCAGGGAACCCAGGGTCTTCCCGTGGACGTCAAGGCATGCCCACACGGCCGAGACCCGCGTGGCCACGTCCGGCGTGACTGGGAGGCCGGCGAACGTGGCCTGGCCGCCCGCGGGGCCGTACCAGTAGTCGTCCAGGTCGTTCGGCCTGTCCGCTCGCAGCGCGCCGTGCTCTATCCGACTCATGATGCTCATCAGGGCCTCCGGGCTGCGAGAAGCGGCGCGCTCCAGGCGTGCAGGGCCAGGACGGCGCCGACGATCGGCCATCGCCCGCCCGCCCCGCCGACCAAGACAAGCCCGCCATAGAACTCCGCATCGCGGAGGTCGAACCCGAGCGCGACCCAGCGCGCTGTGACCCACCGGCCGAGAGTGCAGACGAGTGCAGAGAGGCGCTTCATGCGAAGCTGATCCCAACAAACGGGCCCGTCTCGTCGGGCATCGACTGTGCGCACCAAAGCGCCATGACCGACGCCAGAACGCCGTCCACCCGCTTCGACTGGCGGCGCGGCTTCACCGGCCGAATGAGCCCGTCGTCCGTGCGCTTGACCATGGCGTTCTCCACGTTCCAGCGAAGACAGCGGTGGCCGTCGTGGCGCACCCGCCCGGCCTGCACCAGCGCCTCGAAGAGCATCGAGGGCTCGGAGAGCGTCTTGAAGTTCTGCCGCAGCTCCACGACGTTGAAGCCCGCCCGGTCCCGCAGCCGCACGGCGATGTCCGTGGCGAACGCCGCGTCGTACCCCGTCAGAGAACTCTTCAGCTTCGGGTACTGCTCGCCCAGGGCAGCGATGTCCCGGAAAACGGTGTCGTAGTCGATCATGTTGCCGTCGGTCGCCGTCACCAGCCCCTGGCCCACCCACTGCTCGTACGGCACGCGGTCCTTCTTCTCGTGCTCCCGCATCGTGTCGAGCGGGATCCAGAAGTGCGGGAGGAGGCTGACCCGGTAGTTGAGCGATACCTCCCGCTTCACGACCTCACTCGTGAGTTCCGTCTCGGCGAGCGTCACGAGCTGGACCACCGGCGCCGGTCCGTCGAGGTACTCGCGGAAGAGCAGGACAAAGGCCGCCAGGTCGTTTTTCTGCGCCATGTCCAGACCGGCAAAGACGGCGAGCTCCCCCAGGCCCGCGGGCTCGATCGGCTCTGCGCAGCGGTCCCAGTAGTCCACGGGGATCCAGGCCACCGCCTGGTTCACCCAGCGGTTCAGCGTGAACCGCAGGAAGTCGTTCAGCTTCCGCGGCTCCACCTTCGCCTCCTCGCACTCGGCGGCGATCGCGCGGTGCTGCACCGTGATCCCGTGCCCGGGGTTCACGCGCCGCCAGACGACCGGGTCGGTCCAGTCCTCCTCTGGCGTCGCCTCGAAGATCACCGGGAGGCAGGTGTCGTCCGCCACGGTGCCACTGAGCACTCGCCGGGCGTAGTCGTATTCCTCGAAGCAGATCGACTCGTCGTCGTCGCCGGCGTGCGTCACCATGATCAGAACTGGCTGCCGGCGCTTCTTCATCGACTTCGTCAGGGCCTCGTAGAGCTTGCGGTCGCGCTGGTTGTGCAGCTCGTCGAAGATGATCCCATGCGGGCGGAACCCGTGCTTGGTCGAGGCATCCGACGAGAGCACCTGGTACGTGGACCGCGACGCGGCATGGTAAATCGAATCCCGCAGGACCTCGCACATCCCCGACAGGTCGTCGGACTCTTCGACCATGATCCGCGCGTTGTCGTGGACGATGCGCGCCTGCTTCTTGTCCCCGGCGACGGCGTACACCTCCGCCGCGGGTTCGTCGTCGCACAGCGTCAGGTAGATCCCGGTCCCCGCCCCCCAGGGGCTCTTGCCCGCGCCCTTGGGCAGGAAGCCGAAGACCTTCCGGAACCGGCGCCGGCCATCCTCGGCCCGCTTCCACCCGAAGAGCGGCTTGCTCAAGAGGAGTGCCTGGTAGTCCAGGAGCTCGAAGGGCCGACCGGCGAACTCCCCGATGTGGTGCGCCAGGAAGGTCGGGAAGAAGTCGCAGGCTTTCTGTGCCGCCTCCCGGTCGAACCAGTACTGGCCGTCCGGGCTCTCCCACCGGCCGTGCACCCAATGCGCGGGGAGGGGGATGGTGACGCCAGGCCACCGCTCGAGTGGCGACGGCCCGTTCCCCCACCAGCCCGCGGTAGGGCGGCGGGTCGGCTTCGTGGGCGCCTTGCGGCGAACGCGCGCCTTACGACGCGGGGCGGCCAGTGCCGGCACCGAAGAACCTCCGTCGCTTCTCGTCTGCGGCCTCCGGGGACTGGACGGCCTTCACGCCGCCCAGACGGGCCGGCGTCAGGCCGAACTCGGCACCCAGTTGCCGGTGCTGCGTGCGCAACTTGTTGAGATGGGTCTCCCAGGGCAGGCGCAGCGGATCCCGCAAGGCGGTGCGCGCGATCCGGCGCCGCCAGGCGTCGATCTCGCCCGTCACGTGGCAGTACATGACGAACGTGGCGCGGCTGGCCGCGGTGAGCAGGCCCTTGGTGATCAGGTCGGCGGCCAGCTGGTCCCACTCCTCGGCGGCGCGCCCCTCGAGTTCCGGGGGGCAGGCGGCGTTCACCGCGGCAAAGACCGGGGCGTTGAGGTTGATCGGCCGGTGACCCGGGTTCCCGCGCGCGATCTGCAGCGCGGGAGGGGTCGGGGCGGGTCCGCGTCTACCCATCGAGGTCCTCTATCCCCAAATCCCGCGGGTTGGCGTTCTGGGCGCCAAAATCAAAACCTGCGGGCGTGCACGCGAAGC